TAAAATAAGTATAGGTCAAAAAATTAAATTACCTAAAATAGTTGAAAAAGAAGGTAAAAGTTTTATAGAAGAAAATACATTACCTAAAAAAGATGCAAGAACTGTTGATACAACTTTAACACCTCTTGAAAAAAGAAAGTCTGTATATCAAGATATTGATATGTCAGAAATTACTATGAAGAAAAAATATGGTGGTAAAATAATTAGAAGACAAACTGGTGGTATTATAGGTGGTGGTTCTGCACTTAGAGGTTTTGGAGCTACAAGAAGAAAATAAATGAATATAACACCTGAACTAATTAATACAATACATAATATATCTTGGTTTGATGGGATACTTTATATTATACTTGGTTTAGGTGTCTATGCAGCATATAGATGGATAAGAAATAAAACATAATCGTTTGACTTGTAAGAGTTGGAAGTAAGGTAACTGAAGAAACGCACTAACTTTAATTAGGAGGTGTGTTATGACAAAACAAGAATTGTATTGTTATCTTAAACAACAAAAAGAAAAACAAATTAAAGAAAAATTAAAAAGGTATATTAATGGCATCTTCAGGAACTTATAATTTTAATCTAGATATAGATGAAGTAATTCAAGAAGCTACTGAAATGATAGGTGGAGAACAGACATTAGGTCATACTCCTAAATCAGCACGTAGGTCTATAAATTTATTATTAAATGATTGGCAAAATAGAGGTGTTCTATTATGGTCAACATTTACTACAGCAGTTACAGTAGCAACAAGTGTTACCTCTTATGATTTAGATGATTCAGTTAATGATGCTTTAGTTATTACAGTTAAAGCTAGTGCAGCAGCAACAGAAACACAATTAACAAGAATATCTTTTGAAGAATATAATGTATTACCTAATAAGTCACAAACAGGTAGACCAACACAATATGCTATAAAAAGAAATGTAGATAAACCTACAGTATTTTTATATCCTATACCTAATACAAGTACAGAAATATTAACAATAGAAGGAATAAGGCAATTACAAGATGTCAATAAATCTGCAGAACAAAATGCAGATATACCAAAAAGATTTTTACCTTGTTTAACTTATGGACTTGCACATCAATTAGCACAAAAAAGACCAGGTGTTACTGATACAAGAGTAGCTATGTTAAAAGCAAGTTATGAAGAAACATTTAAAAGAGCAATGGAAGAAGATAAAGAAAGAGCTAGTATTTATTTTAAACCTAAATTAGGATATGTTTAATGGCTAAAACAGCTAGAAGAGCAAAAGCAATGTGTGATATATGTGGATTTGTATATGACAAAAAAGTAATGCGTTTAAATAGTTATGATATGTTAGTATGTCCTTCAGACTTTGAAGGTAATTATGATTTAAAAAATCATCCACAAAATAAATCTGCTGATGTACGAGATGATACAATAGTTCCCAATGCAAGACCAGATAATGGTGGTAGAAACATAACATGGGAAGCAGCTAATATTACATGGAATGATATTCCAGAACCAGATACTAGAAAATGGGGTACAGTATGAGTGATTTAACAGATAAATTAATTAACGCAACATATAAAAAATTATTACAAATAGAAACATCTGGTAATGCAGGAGCTGATGGAACTCTTAGAAAAATACAAACAGGTGATGGAACAAGTATTGCTTTAAAAATAGCAACAAGTGCTGTTGAAGTATCAGGTAACCTAGGTGTTACTAATAATGCTTCTGTAGCAGGAGATTTACAAGTAACAAATAAAGTATGTGCTTCAGCTTTTTATGGTGATGGCTCTAATCTTACAGGTGTTACAATGTCTATTGGTGGTAATATATCTGTAGGTAATGCAACAGTAGGTGGTAATCTTTATGTTAGTGGAACTACAACTGTAGTAGGAGCAACACATTTACAAAGTTCACTAAGTGTAGCAGCAGGTACATCAATAGGTGGTAATCTAAATGTATTAGGTACAGCTACAGTATCTGGAGAAGCAGGTTTTCTTGGAGCAGTTAGAGTATCAGGTAATACAACAATAGGTGGTACATTATCTGTAGGTGGTGCAACACATCTTGGTTCTACATTAACAGTAGCAGGTAATACAACTTTAACAGGAACTTTAGGAGTTGGTGGTGCAGTTAATTTAGCAAGTACATTAACAGTAGCAAGTAATGTATCTATAGGTGGCACTTCTAATATAGCAGGTAAAGCAGAATTTGAAGATGACGTTTCTGTATCAGGTAATACTGCTATAGGTGGTACACTTGATGTAGCAGGTAATGTATCATTAGGTGGTAATGTTACAATTAAAGGAGATGTTCATGTAAGTTCTAAAGTTTGTGCTTCAGCTTTCTATGGTGATGGTTCAAACTTAACTGGTATTACATCTTCAGTAGAAGGAAATATATCAGTTAATAATGCTACAATAGGTGGTAATTTATATGTAGGTGGAACAGCAACTATAGTAGGTAATACTACTATGACAGGTAACTTAGGAGTTGGTGGTACATTAACTGCTGTAGGCAAAGCAGAATTTGATGATGACGTATGTGTTTCAGGTAATACAGTATTAGTAGGTAATTTAGCAGTTGGAGGAACAGCTACAGTTGCAGGTAATGCTTCAGTAGGTGGTACACTAACTGTAGGTGGAGCAACACATCTTGCATCAACTTTAACAGTAGCAGGTAATACAACTCTTACTGGAAATTTAAATGTAGGTGGTACAGTTACTATAGCAGGAGCAAATGTACAAGCTGCAAATGCTAAAGTATGTGCTAGTGCTTTTTATGGAGATGGTGCTAATTTAACAAATGTACCTTCAGGAGCTATATCAGGTAATATATCAGTATCTAATGCTATTGTTGGAGGAACATTACAAGTATCTTCTACAGCTACTATTATAGGGGCTACTCATTTACAAAGTACATTAAGTGTTGCAAGTAATGCAGTTATAGGTGGAACAGCTACTATAGCAGGAGCTGTATCTTTAGGAAGTACATTAGATGTAGCAGGTAATACATCAATAGGTGGTACATCTAATATTACAGGTAAAGCTGAGTTTGAAGATGATGTATCAGTAAGTGGTAATGTTGCGATTGGAGGTACAACAACAATAACAGGTGCAGTATCTCTTGGTAGTACATTAGATGTTGCAGGTAATGCTTCTGTATCTGGTGATTTAAATATAGGTGGACATGCTACTATAGCAGGTGCAGTTCAATTAGGTTCTACATTAAGTGTTGCAGGAACAACTCATTTACAAGATGCAGTAAGTCTAGCAAGTACACTTGTTGTTGGTGGTAAAGCAGAGTTTGATGATGATGTTTGTGTATCTGGAAATACAACTCTTGTAGGTAATTTAACTGTAGGTGGTACAGCAACCATAACAGGTAATACAACTATAACTGGAAACTTAGGAGTAGGTGGAACCTTTAGAGTATCTACTAATACTTCATTAGAAGGAACATTAGTTGTAGGTGGCAAAGCAGAGTTTGATGGAGACGTTTGTATATCAGGTAATTCACAATTAGTAGGTACTGCTAAAATTACAGGTGCTACAACAATAACAGGTAATTCAGGATTTTTAGGTACAGTAAGAGTATCAGGTAATACTTCATTAGAAGGACAATTACAATTAACTAAAAGTGCAGCAGCAGTTGTATGTGCAACAGCTATTAATGGTGTAGCTTCAGTATCATTAAACTTTGGTGCATGTCAAAATTTTAGTACAACAGTTACAGCAGCACATACATTAGCTAAACCTATAGGATGTAGAACAGGACAAACAGGAAGTATATTTATGATTCAAAGTGGAGGTAGTGGAACTATGGCATATAATGCAGATTTTAAATTTATAGGTGGTACAGACCCAACCTTATCAACAGATAATGGTGCAGTAGATAGATTAGATTATATTGTAGTATCAGCATCTAGTGATGGAGTTGGAGGAGATATACAAATGATAATTTCACAGGCATACGCATAATGGGAGTCTTTCAAAATAATTTATTAGCAGGAGCTGCAGCAGCAGCAAGTGCAGGTGGTGGAGCATTTTATGATTATCAGATAGAACAATCTATGAGATTTGATTCGGCTGATGGAACAAATTTATATTTAGGAGGTGGTTCTACAAGTGGTA